CGCATAGGACCATTATGGTAAATATACCGTTTCTTAAAATCCTGAATGTGCGAATAATCCAGTAATTCAGGCAAACAATCGTTCCGATAGGTCAGGGTCAAAAATCGACCCACACCAGAATCACGAAACTCGAGAATATTGCGACCGACCCACGCTTGCTTGCGACGCAGCAAACAAGGACGACACTGGCCGCACGGCACGAGCGCGCGGCCAGTCTCAGTACGAGCGACGAACGGAGCGGAACACGGCATCCTGTCACCTGTGCAGAACACATCAAGTGGAGTGTTAAGCCCCGTCACCGGGGGAGGAGGGCTCAGCAGGCGCAGGAGCCGCAGGCTCGGGGTCAGGGTCGGGGAACGGATCGTCGAATTCGAGATCGTCGCCGCTCTCGAAAAACAAATTATCGTCGTCCTCAGGCAAATCAGCCTCGTCACCGAGATCAATAACCAGACCACGAGCGCGCAAATAGGCCTCAACCTGACGACGAATAGCCAACTGGACGGGATCAACCGCAGGGCGAACAGAAACCGATACCGGAGTGGAATCAACCACAGGAGCGTGATTGGCGTACTCAGTAACAATACCCCCGTAGGTGTTGCCCTGCAAAACCACCTCGACAAACCCGACCAGCCGAATAGACAGCACAGGGTGCGAACCGACAGCCAACGGCAACACCTGCCCGAGCGGATCAACAGCAGAAATACTAACAGGGCCATCGAAATAGCCCTGAATACCAATCGAGCAATCGCCGGATATAGCGATAGACTGCGGAGCGTCGCCAGTAACGGCGAAAAATCGAACAGAACCAGAATTCAACGTACGCATTAGTGGGTCCCCGCCTTTTTAACCAACCGCCGAGCGGCGATTTGATGGCTAACCATAACTTGCATCGTATTCGTCACCGACGAGGCAAACGGCAGAACAGACGGCGTGCAGGTGATAAACGCCGAGTTGAGCGCAGGAGCGGACGAAAACGTCCGAGCGAAGTGCCACGAATTATACGCACTCGTAGCGAATTCACCCGTTACCGAGGAACGCTCGTGGCGATAGTCGTCGTGGCGGGGGATATAGCCGAAAACGTCAGAACTCTCGGACTCGGCGTAAACCTCCTGCAACGTAATAGCCTGATCGCCCATCATTTCGGTCTCACGCTGCCAAAAATCCGTATAGGACCGGCGGAGCCATTTGCGTTCGACCTGAGTCGAGTAGATCGTTTTCGGGCGCACGAACAGCAGCGAAATAACGTGCCCGTGTTCCTCAAAAAAACGATTGTAGGGACGCGACGAAACGCCTGCGATACCGTGACCAGCCATTTGGCCGAGCGTCCCGGTGTCAGTTTCAGCCGTAGACAGAACCTCAGAAAACGCGATTGTGGATTTGCCGCCGCCCAAATATTCGGGACGCTGCAATCGGCTGTCAGACGGAGTGATACCCAGATAGCGCAGATAATCCGTATAGCGAGAGCCGAACCTATTGCGGTGTTCCCGCAACCGCTGAAGCGCCATTGCCTGACGCCACGCATTAATATCCATTGTACCCGCCGCAGTACCGGCGTCGATCCGCAGATAGGGATACCCCGGATTATCGGGGTCTTCCTCGACGTTAAAATTATTGGGGGCACCGGCGCCAGCGTATTGGTAATCAGCGTAGGTGCGCGTTGTTCCGCCCGTTTCTCTGGTCGAGCCGTTGGTCTGAGCGAACGCGCCCCCGGCGACAATGCCCATACCTTTCAACGGAAGGTCGGCAGCCAGATTGATCTGAACCGCCTCAGTATCCTCGCCCTGCTGCGGGTAGGGCCTCGCCGTAGTAAAATAATCCTTTTCCCACGCCACGTTGGCAATAGAATTCGCCGTATTGGTGCGCTCGCTCTGCAAATCCTGATCCCGGTAAAACTCATTATAGATCAGGTTATACGCGTAGAGCGGCAACGCGTTGGTTTCGTAGGCGATAGTAGTCTGGGCCGCGCCCAAATAACCGATCAAATCGGCCGAATCGGGGATATAGTTGACGGTCGGAACCGTATCGTCGGATTTACCGGTGATAAAATCCTCCCAGCCGTCCCAGACCAGCCGGTTCGGAACGAACCAGTGGTGCAAATAGGCGTGGCACGGATGCATCACAGGAGCCACCAGCGGAGTTACGCGCAGCAGCGCGTTGGTCGCGTGCCGGAACGAGTCACCGGGCAAAACCTCCAAACACGCAACGGGGACCAATTGCCCCATATTCAGCGTGGTCAGACGGTAGTGAGACAGACTGAACTTACTCCTGCGCATTTTTGTCCTCCTGAACAATGCGGCTGAACACACCACACGACGCTAAAAAAATCACCCGGTCGTGGATGACCTTGAGGTCGATGTGACTAAAGGCCCGTCTAATAGACGTGCCGTCTCTGATCTCGATATGATACACGATAACCCCCTGTATAAGAGACCCTATTATAAAGGGAAAAAGCGGGGGTGTAAATCCCCGCCCTACATCCGCTGACCGATCACAAAAACCCGCCGATTGGCTCGCCCAACCCGACGACGACGACCCAACCGGCGTACAGACCGACGACGAGTAACTCCACGACGACCGCGAGAACGATAGCGCACGTTTACCTCCTAGTGCTGAAACGCGAGGGCAGGATAGCACGGCCCAGACCGCCAGGTCTACGTCGAGGGCGCACGGGATCAGAAAAACGCTCGCCGAGAGGATCACTGACCGACAAAACCCCGTCCCGTATCCAAGACGGGAAACCGTGGGCTTCCATAGCGATCATTCCATATTGCGAGCCAATCTCGCCAGCCGCGGTCGTCCGAGGATCGACAACGTAGGAGCCGCCGAGAGGATCACTGACAACGTTCAACGTAGGGGCTGCACCGCCGATAGCAGCAGCCCGCGCCGCCTGGTTGACGGAGCGGCTCTGCGCCTGGACGAGAGTGTCCAGCGTCTGCGCGTCCGTCGCCCGGATCTGCGAACGCAACAGTTCCTCAGCCAGCCGCTCAGACCGAGCGGCAGAACGACGCGCGGCGTAGTCCCGAACGCCCGCGCCCACAGCGTCACCCAACGCGGTAACGGGCTGCGCGATTGGCCCGACCGGGCTCATACCCAACGCCGCCAACGGATTGATACCAGCAGCCTGAGCGTCCGCGACACGCCAACGAACCTGATTTTGCGCGGCGTAAATATTGGCGTCGTTTGCCCGATCCTGAGCACTACGCCCGAGCAGGCCGCCAACCAAACTACCCAACAAAGACAGCATTTTAACTCCTGTGGGACGTGGCCGGTGATCTACGGCCCTGTTTGATAGAGCGATCACCGGCCAGTGAGAGCGCGCGAATACAGAGCAGCGTCGGCGATCCGGCGCGCGGACAGACCCCGATTATAGGCGGACGCCACGATCCCGTACGGGTCAGAGCGCAGAGATTGCAGTTGACCGTCACGGTAATGACGGGAACGAGTTTTGTGCTCGTTATAACGGCGACGATTAAACTCGCCGTGAGCCAACAACCGCTGGAGTTGTTTCCGAGAATGAATATTGAGACGACCACGAGAGAGGGAGACGTAAGCCCCCGGAACAGCCGGGGAGAATTTAGGAACCCTAATACGCACCACGCGCAACGGGTGCCTGACGTGGGGATTGAGTTGGATACGACCAACCCGAGATGGAGATTGATATGGAGAGGGATAGGTATAATTGACAGTCCGGCGAACCTGACGCACCGGCACTGGAACAGAAATAGTAATGATGCGAGAATTTCTAGGCAGTGGCCGAAGAAAGGTTCTAGAGAGAGCCGCGTTCAACATCTTTCAGCTTCCTACGAATTGATTGTTTCACTCGATAGCGTTGCTCTATTTTCTCAGATGCAGGAACCCCCGACGAGTTATAAATTAGGCTGTAATTGTACGAATAAACATCAGCCTCTAATTCCTCTGGGTTTCGAGATTGCGGTGGCAAACCCCCTGCATCCGAGTAGCCGCGTTCAAAACCGCGACGACCGCCACCGTATAACGGATAACGGCGACCGAAAACGGTATAAGAAGAAGGAAGAATAAGCACAGGACGACCCGACATTGCAAGAGCAAATTCCGCGCCGAGACGCTCTAATTGGGACATACCAATAGAGGGACGGAGTGACATTCTAACAACGTTGGATTTACCAACCGGGGCTGGTTTCATAACGTAACCCGAACAATAACCAATAGATTCAGTAGAAACGTAGCCGTCTAACACACCGCCAAATTCCCAACACGACTCAGACGGCGGAATTAAACCGCGATAAACCTGTTTGTGACCGTAAATCAGTATGTGCCAATGGGCACGACCAGACCGACCGCCGTATTCACCAACACAAAAAAACCGCATAGGACCATTATGGTAAATATACCGTTTCTTAAAATCCTGAATGTGCGAATAATCCAGTAATTCAGGCAAACAATCGTTCCGATAGGTCAGGGTCAAAAATCGACCCACACCAGAAT